GGGTAGAAGAAGACGCTAAAAAAAGGGGTTGTGAGCGTGCGCCCTTCGATGAGTTGCAACGGCGGCAGGCAGCAGTCATATTGGATTCATCAAGCGGATCGCCGCCATTAACCAAGGCAATTAAATGATCAACTGTGTCAGCTTGACCTTGACAGTATCTACAAGTGTAGTTATCTCTAGCTAATACCCTAAGTCTTACCTTCTTGTATGCAGTAGTAAGACGAGGATCATTGTTCTTTAATGCCATCCGTACTTACGCCAATGATCTAATGCAATACATGGCTCTTGATATCTATGGCCTATATAGTCAAGACCCCATTGTACTTGGCCATAACCATCTAATGTAGATAGGTACTTACTTCTACCTTGAGGTATGCCATAGTGACTACCATTACGCGCATGCTCATTCCATGCGCTTTCTTTTCCATAAAGTATAGATAGACATTTAAATTCTTTATAGTTATAACCTAATAGGTGTAATGCATATTGTTTGTGTGTTACATATTGCACTGGTTTAGAGCCACCTGCACTGCTCATAGTGCATAGAGCTATCCCAATAGCTAGTAGCACCCCGCAAGCTACGCCCTTATAGGGCTTGCGGTGAGCCCTTGAGGGGCTCTGCGCCTTTAGCGTATCATTAGGACTTGGTTCATTTGTATAAGTGCTGGTCAGAGCGGCGTGTCTAAAGTTATCCACAGGCTCTCCTTACTTGTCGGTTGAGTAGAAGCCCTTGCCCTTGAAGTGTGTAGCTACTGGTGCAATCACCTTATCCATAGGTTCATTGCAATAGGTGCATGGGATTACTGGTCGATCGTGCCATCCGTGATAGATCTCTTGAGTAAGATCGCAGGCTCTGCATGTGTAATCGTAGGCTGGCAAGTCAAGCACTTCCTTATCATCCATGAGCCGCATGCAGGACAATGGTCTATGTCTGCGTCTTGAGGCTCGTTATCTATATGACCATATTTTAGTGCAAGTAGTGGCAAGAGATCAGCCATACGGATAACACAGGCGTAATCTTCTACGTCCTCGCCTTGTCCGTTTAGCCTCAAGACTGCAAATCCGATTTCCCCCGAAACAGATGTACGAGCCTTTATTTGCTTCATGTATGCCAATGGTTGAAATCCAGCGCGGGCTTTGACTTCTACATCGAACGGTACATTGACAATATCCTTGCCACTACCTCTCCCAACCGTTGCACCACTCCACACAGTCGATAGGTACTGTGCGACTACGCGTTCGGTTCGGAAACCTCTGTGCTTTCTGTGCTGACTAGCCATTAACAGCTTTACATTTACGGCACTGCCATGCCCCTACTACTGGCTGATCATCCTTGAAATGAATCTCAGCTACGATGTCATGCGCCTGTGTAGGCTCATTACATAGCTGGCAGTTGATAGTGTCAAACAGTGGCACATCTTCTAAGTTAGTCCATGCCCCTGTAGTTTCATCAAAGTATTCTACAAATCCCATGTTAGCCCCTCGGTTTTTGTGGTTGCCATTTTCCTGCACTGTTTAGCTCATACCAAACAGTTGGACATTTACCTTCAAAGCCTGAATGTCCTAAAGCTGTGCACTGGTACGAAGCCCAGTCCTTGCCTGTCTTAACCGAATGTCCTGTTTTCCAGACCATGCTGCCATGCTTACATTGAGGCACTTCTGCTGCCTCTGGTGTACCAATGATGTCAGCGATGTTCTCCATTGCCTTCTCAAGCGTTACTGGAGCATCTACTACCTTCATATAATCATTAACTGGTGTAGTCCAATAATCTTGTTCTTCTGGCTTGACTTCTTGAACAGGCGGCTTCTCAGCCTTTTTAGCTATGACCTTCTGAATTTCTTCCCTTGAGGCCTTATGCTTATCTATCCCAATGTTCGCGTTAGCACACGCGATACCAATTGCCGAAGTAGCTCCGTTTTCCAAAGCAAAATCTTTATTGACACCGCGATCTGTAATGACCTCATTCGCAAGGCCAGTGGAGAATGGCTTTTGATCTGCCATTTCCCTAAACAAACGAGCAGCAACGATAAAACGCTTATCTGACCATTCAAGAATTTCAGTTTCAATACGTCCATTTGGGAACCTTTTCCAGAACTCGATGACTCTTTCTCTAACAGTGGTATATTCTTCAAGATTAAACATATAGCTCGTTCTCCTCTGTAGCCAATTCGCCCATTAATGCAAGATAAGCGGCTCCGTCAATGTAATTGTCGGCTTTGTCTGGGTTTCCTGTAGTTGCTCTAGCGATCTTGATGAGCGCAAGGATGGCGCATACTTGATAGTCCTCGACTGGCATCTGTAAGTATGCTGAGATGAGCATTGCTGCGTGTTGCATGTTATCTTGAGGATGACCGTAGTCGTTGAGACCACGATCCTGGATGATGTCAGTTGCACTCTGTAATATCTCCGTATATTTCATTCTTCCCAGAATTCCTGTCTGCTAACGGATCGACCTCGATGCCAACCCTCTCGGATACCGCGTTCTTTACCTAGTCTATACGCATCAATAGCTACGATGATCATGCCGATCACAATTCCTACCATGCAAATCAATAGAAGCTTGTCTTGGTTGCTCATTACTTAACCGCCCTTAGTCGTGGATAATGTCCGTTATGTTCATAGTATTCATCTAATGTAACTGCGCTCTTGTATTCATTGCAGTCAATGCAGACCATGGTCTTGGTCATATCAAAACCACAGTAAAGGCAGTAGTAGTTCTCAATCTTAGGTGCGCCATAGATCTCAATAGTGGACATTATGCTGACACCGCCTCTAGAGCGTAATCGGTAACAATGACAAATGACTCTACAGCTTCATCGTAAGATTCCTGAAAAGCGATCTCACGCTGCATGAGGAAGTTGCGAGCTAGGATCAGTTCTGCGCGGCTGTCAAACCAATAAGCCCACTGAAACTCAAATGAGATTCCATCGATGAAGCGATCTGCCTGGAGTTCCCAGTCATAGCCATTCCACTGCATCTTGATGCTTGATAGCATTTCAAAATCTTCTTCTGTAATAAACATTTTGTGCCCTATCGTTCTGTGCTAGTGCCCTTCACTAGCTACAGGAATACGGTCTCACGCCTGGATAGGCTGGTCAAGCATATTTTGATAACGAAACGATAACGATTTCTAGGCGTAAAGCTTGCCATAGACGGTAAATGATCCGTCCTTATTAATAGGCACTAGCATGGGAGAAACATGGTTGCCATGCGTCTCGATAATAGCTACCGACATCTGCCAGTTGGCACTGCCTGCCTTGAGATAAGACGCCTTCTTCTTATCCATGACATTTCCTGCCTCTAAGCCCCACAAAGTCCTGTATTGGGCTCCTACGCCCTCTGTATAGGCACTGATGCCTGCCCTATGAGTATGTCCGCAGACTACTGACTTACCAAACTTCTTAGCTAATCCCAGAGCCGTGAGCCCTGCATTGCTATTCATCGAGCCTTCGTCTCCGTGGACTAAGACCCAGCCTCTGTGGAACTCAAAGGGTCTTTTGTGAAAACGAATCCCCAGCTCTGAGAAGCCCATAAAGTTGGCGTAGTCGAGCTCTGGAAGTCCGATGAGGCTAGGAGCTCCTCTAACGAGAGTGTGGTATAGACGATCGGTATGGTTGGATCTAGTGATATCCGTTGTGCCAAGATCCCAGAGGATGTTTTGAGCCAGACTTCTGTCTGCATCTAATTGCCCCTCATACTCTAGGTGTGTGCCCTTAGCCCACTTGCTCTGGCTCTGCATGTCGAGCTCATCACCAGTGTTTAATACTAAGTCAAACTTCTCGCGTTTAACTAACTTGATAAGATTCTTTACTGCCTGCTCATGATGGTACGGTATTTGAAGGTCTGAAATAACCAGATAACGCTTCTTAGTAGTCATCGTCCTCATCTTCGTAATCGCCGAACTTCTCTGGTTCGACTGGATCAGGCAAGATCCATCTAGGATACGAAGGAATATCTGTGATCATAAACAGAGCAATGCCCTCAGTAAAACCTGCCTTGCGTAAAGACTTCCAGTATTCATGCAGCCCGATGCAATATGCGTCTAGCTTTGAATAGCCTTGTTCCTCTAATGCCTTAGTAGGTTTTCTTGCCATAGCAGAATTATCGCTCTAGAAGGATATTGTAGATCTCATCGACACGCGCATGTAATCGTTTGATTTCAGCGAGCAAGTGTGTAATGACAAAGCCTGAAAGCCCACCTAGTGTTACTAGCGTGGCAATGTAGAGCTGGAAGAAATCTGTCTGTGTCATTTCTTAGGGCTCGCATATCCGAATACACCAGAGAGCACAGCCATGAGGACGGCGCGATAGTCCAGTGCAAAATTGCTAGACGCCCATGCAGCAAGAAATGCACCAGCGGCTAGATATACAGGGTTCTTCATGTTCATCATTATTCTCCACCTATCATAGATACTTGAAAAAAAGACCCATCATTGTCAGCCGTTTTCTTAAACGAGACATGACAGTGCTTTGAGTGTTTGTTCGCGCCCCTGTACGTCCGCCACTTCCAATTAAGGATGGGTGAGCAGATCCTTCCATCAAAAATGATGTAACTAATACGTTTGTCTTTCTTTGATTTTGCCAGGGTACGAAGCTGATCTGCAAGATCGCCCATAATGTCTGGCTTTGACCCCTTGAATAAGTCACGGTCGATGTCGATGGCGCGTACCCAGCCTTCCACATCTGGATTATGATCAGACTTGCGAGCAGCGTGTCTGGTATCACCGATCCAACCATCCGATGTGCGGTCACGATCTGGGAAGGAGTCATCAATCTGCTCTCTTAAT